GTACTAGCTGCGGCTGTAGGATATTCTTTAATAATCAATCTACCTTTAACCGTATTCTTAAGGTCTTCTATTTTCTTTTCATACATCTTTTTAGGTAAACTTACTAAATCATCTAATCGAATGTTCAACAAATTTGCATCTATTCTTTCTGCAATTCGTTCTTCTGACATTTCTAATGTAATGTACAAAACATTATGTCCCTGTGATAAGGCACCAGAACTAACATGACACATAAACAGAGATTTACCAACACCTGTTCCCGCAAGAGCAATATTTAAAGTTTTAGAAGATAGACCACCTTGTGTTATCTTATTGAAGTATTCAAGGTCAAATGGGATTTTCTTTTCAGTTTTGTGATAAAATAAATAACGATCATCAGAGTCCAAAAGGTAATCATGACCGACATGAGGGTCAAAACTAACAGAAAGAGCATCGGTAAGCAACTCAGGAATAGCACCTTTGTCATCTTTAGATTTTTCAGGCTCATCCAATATCTTAATCGATCTAACAACGGCATTGTAGATTGCTTTGTCTTGACAGAATTTTTCTGTTGTTTCCAAGAGCCATTGTGTGTCTGATTTTTCATCTTTTTGCCCTTCCAAATGGGTTAAGAGTTCTGTTACGTTTTCAAATTCTTCATCCTTCAATGGCGTGCCATCTAACTCAATAATTAATGCTTCTTTGGTGGGTAAATTATTGTATTTGTTGATAAACGAGTCTACCTGTTCATACAGTAACTTATCTGTATGTTCCATAAAATATTCTTTATTAAGAAAAGGTAAAACTTTTCTAGAATATTCTTCATTGTGTATTAGATTTTTCAGTATCAGTGCTTCTACTCTTTGCTGCATGTTTGTCCATTTGTTTTTGTAAGATTTCTATTACCCATTTTCCCAATTTTTTTTCAAATTTGATGCCTTCCTTATCCGAAATTTTATCTGCATCTTCTGGTGGAACTTCAATTTCATATTCATATCGACAGGCTATTTCACTTCCCGTCAATTCTTGTTCCAATAATTTAAATGTTGTATATCTAATTATAGCACCATCAAATTTTGAACCATCTTGAACAATAAGACATAATGATTTATCTTCTGGATCATTCGGATTTGTACATTCTTGATATGGTTTTCCTTGTGTTTCAAAAAAATTATAGCTCATTCTGCCTCAACTGTTTCTTCATCAAATCCACCATAAAGAAAAACTTTCTTGGCGTGATCATTTAACTTATCGAGGATTTCTGGTGTAAAATACTTTTCGGGCTCCTTTAGAATCGCTTTTCCAAAGACTTTAGAACCATCAGGCATCTCATATCTTGTAGATACTTTGGTAAAGATTCCGGCGTCTTCTGCCAATTCTATGAGCCCGTAATACCTATTCAATCCTTGATCATATCGTAAGAGAACATCAACTTTTTTATTCTCCTTAGTCAATCTCGATTTGAAATTTTTACAATGAATTACATTTCCTACAACATCAGTTCCCTCTTTTTCTTTTCTCTTGGAAAGGAATATAATAGTTGAAGCGGCATATTGTAAACCACTACCTCCACCCATAACTTTTTGTGGAAACATTGTACCCATCTGGTCATATGTGTGATTGGTAACTAGTAAAGGAATTCCTGCTTTGCCTAGTTTCAATGTCAATACTCTGAAAGCACCTTTGACTAATTGTGCTCTTGTCATGTCTTTGGTTTCTTTACCATCTGAAATATCTGTTACTTCTTTAGTAGTAGATAACATACCAAGAGAATCTAAACACATCAACAATGGGCGCTCTTCTTGTCCTTCTGAATGACTTTCTACTACTTTTAATGCTTGATGTGTAAATTCTTGAATTGTGGCGACAGGGAGAATTATCATTCGTGAAGAATCAATTCCCCTGTCTTCTATCATTTGCTTAGTGAGAGCAGATTCAGACTCAAAATAAAGAACACCGCCGCTAGGATTGTCTGCAAGAAACTGTTTGACAATGCCCAAGACAAAAAAGGTTTTTCCTGTTGCTGTTTCTCCCGCCAAAGCTGTAATTTTGTTAGAAGGGATTCCTCCATAGATATCTCCTGAAATTAATGCATTAAGAATATAACTACCTGTATCCACATATGTAGATACATCGCCCGCTTCGATTCCATCCGAAACTTTTGACCCATATTCATTACCTGTAGCTTTTAATAAATCATCAAAATAATTATTCATCAATACTCCGTTTCCATTTTCATATAATATTCATTATTCTTATTAATACTCCTCGTAAATTTCACTGCTTCTTTCCACGTTCCAAAATACCTCATATTCCATTTAGACTTGTCATCGGGATATGCGTATTTTTTACCAGATGTTTGAGCATGACTTTGTTTCTCATCCTGTAATTGCTCATACGATTTCTTTATCCACACAACTCTTGTTCCCATTAAAAAAAACTCTCTAATGTGGATTTACGTTCTATCTGCCAACCAATACTATCCAATATTGATTTGACTGGTTGAACAAACGATTTCTCAAATTGCATATCATAATCAATATACTTTTCCAATTCAAACTCTTTCGGAAGTGTGCCATTTATTGCAATCACCATATCACCTGTTGGATTTGGTTTCTTGAGATACGAAAATTTAATCTTCTCACCATCATTAATCAAAGGATAACGTCTAGTCAATTTCTTATCCCTCAATAAATGATTATGTATCAATGCGCCCTTAACGTGTATCGGAGTTCCTTTGGTATACAAAGAATTACTATCTTGATATTTTGTCAAATCAGAAACTTGTCTAGGAAACGAAACATCTTCGGCCGGAAGTTCTTTAAACTCTTTCCGAAAAGTATCAATAAAGTCAATTATTGTTTCTTCATCTGTATTCATGATTAATTTAAATAATTCCTTTAACTTCTCCCTACAAGCTGCCGGAGTTGAAGAACGAATTGCTTCAATTCCCATAATCTTGAGTTTGGGAGTTTCATATCTTACACCTTCTGTATCATGAACATTTAGAATGTATCTTTTCTTAGCAGTCCAAATTCCTTTATCAGCCAGAATCTCTCTCTTCATAATCATCTTTTGATTTGGTGCTTTTGTATACTCCCTCAATCTTGAATATGAACTATCAATCACTTTTTGAATCTCGCCATCACAAACTTTATCCAAAAAGTCAATCACCTTTTCTGTATCAGAATCATCATCAAATACTTTCTTAACCAAATCATTAAGAGAAACATAAACCGAATCCGTATCAACAGCAAGAATATAATCTTTATGTTCTTCCGGCTTGAGTAATTCGTTTAGATATTTGTTTAAGTCTCGCTCAATCCAACGAATCGCCAATTGCCCTGATAGAGTAACCGCCTCTGCCAATCGCCTGTCATAATATCTAAAGTATTGATTACCAAATGCACCATAAGCAGAGTTAAGTGAAATCTTGAGATTAATCTGTTTGGTATGATACCCCGCAATCTTTTTGTATAATGTAAATCTATCAGCATGGTCTTTTGTTTTCTCCATTTCCTGCTGAGCAATAATCATTTTCTTTTTGACCTTCACTCTATCATTATACATCTCCTCCATAATCTCAGGCAGAAATCCCTTCTTGTCAGTTCTAAAATAAACACCATTTGGAGTAATAGTTCTTTTTGTTTCTTCTAAATCATCCTGCTCTGTAAATTCACCATTCATCAATTCTTTGACATTCCACAAATGCCTATTCTCTTTATCTAACATTTCTGGACTGATATTATACTGCATAATCAAATGTGGATACAGACTATTCAAATCAAACGACACTACCCACTTATGCATTCCTATAATTGGATCTTTGACATAAGCCCCTTCAATCTCCCCCACATCTTTATTTTTAGAATGTGGTGGTATAACAATACCTTTTTTTATTAGATGATCACATATCAAATTATCCCACATTCTAACTTGACCAAACACATCACTGAAATTAACCTTACAATGAAATGCCAAACCAATCGCCATTTCAATCAATCTCAATTTATCTTCAAGAGCAACAATTAGTCTAACATCTTTGATATTATACTCTATGAACTTTTGATAGTTTTCTTTATAGAGAGTATGTAATGTGGCATATTCAGAATAGTCTAATTTCTTTTCCTTCAATTCTACATTAGCAATATGATCTAACCGATAAGATTCATGATTAATATAAGTAAATTTTTTGTATAGTCGTAAATAATCTAAATCTGATACACCAGCCAAATGATAAATCTGAATTGTCCTCCCACCCATGCCATAGCTTTTACCTTCTCTAACCCTTCTCCAAGGCGACAATTTCTTTGCATGTTCTTCTCCTAAAATACGATTGATTCTGTTTACCAAATAAGGAATATCAAAAGTATCAGTATTCCAACCCGTAACAGCATCGGGAGCATATGAAGACCAAGCATCAAGGAACTTTTCAAGTAACTGTAATTCATCTTTACACCTGAAATATTTTACATCAGAATCTTTATTGTCATAATCATCACAACCAAACACATAATAAGTGTCATCAAACATTACAGTAATTGCAATAACTTCTTCATTGGCAGTCTGAACATTTGGAAACCCACCTTCCGAACCAGTTTCTATATCAATAAATGCTATTCGGATTTTTGTAGAATCATATTGAATCTCATCTGTATGTTTTTCTTGTATGTAAGCATACTCATACCTATGATTTCCATATATTTTAAAGTTATCAACCCCCTCATAATTTTTGAAAAACTCTCGACACTCGTTTATGCTCCCCGGTTTGAGAGTTTCAACATATTGCCCCTCAAGAGTTTTGTATTTTGAAGATTTATTGGTAGGAATATAAAAGGTAGGTAGATAACTAATCTTTTCTTTGAAACGTTTTCCTTTATCATCAACGCCTCTATAATAAAGATAATTGCCTACACACTCACAGCTTGTATAAAAACTCATCTATTCTTTTTTATCAAATTCATGAAACTTAACATAATCAACATTTAATTCATCTAACTTATTATAACACATTAAAACGTGTTTGTCAATCCAATTCTTTTTTGTATTGAATTGCCCAGCAACAAATAGAAATTGAAGATATATTAACCATACGTATTTCATGGCTTCCTATTTAAAATAATTGAAATTGATAACTACTCTTACTTTTTCATCTGTACATGATGTTCCAAAATGTTTTAAATTGCTCGAAAAAGTGATCATTCTATTTGCAACACTTTCAATTTTTGTACCATCTTCAAATTTAGTATAACCATTATTGGTATTCACATAAAAAATAGAAGTTGTCCATTGTTTTAATAATTCTGGAGAATTTTCAAGATTTCCAATATCAACATGAAATTCATTTTCAACAATATTTGGTGTTCTTGTAAGTAAATTTGCTTTTATACGCCAAATTGATAATGGTTTTAT